TACTTGGTAATCGCTTTTGCGATTGTCGAATGACGATGTCAAAACTGTAGAACGCAATTATCAAAACGGAGTGTCATTGAGATTTCCATTGGGCCGCCGTCTTCGTAGGTGACCTCGCCGAAGTTTGCCTCTGTGATGAAGGCACCTTTGATGTCCCATAGTTCTACTACGGTGCCGACTGGATCGAGGAGTTTTAGCTGAATGTCGCGTTTATAGAAGTCTGCGTAGCCTGCGCGGCCTGAGACCGACTCGAAGTGTGTACGGACCCATTCCATGACCTGTTGCGCGCCTGATGGAGCGATTGGATCGTGGAGTGTGACGCCGATTGTACCGAACGAGGTTTTGCCTGCGAGGTAGCGGCGGGAGTTGATGAAGGGAACTTCAACTTCTTCCGTTGATATTGTGGGGCGAGCTGTTGTTTTGATGATGTATGCGTCGATACCTTCGATCATAAGAATCCAGCGATTCTTGCGTTTGGGCTCGAACTTATTTGGAATCATTGATGATACGTCTAATGTCTCTGCGGCCATGGGTTTATTCTCCTGTCACCTTTTTTAAATATATCTTTTATTGCGAAATTCAAACTAAACTTTTGATCATTCTTCTAATGATTGTATCGATACGAGAAAAAGGGTAATAGCGGCGCATCTGCATACTTTATTGTGCTTTTTTTAATTGCGCCGATATTATCCACGTTACATTAATTCTGAGTTGTTATGAGTCACTGATTGACGTTGTTCGCCACGACGAAGTCGAGGCTGACGAACTCGATTGACTTGGTTGGTTGTACGAAGATCTTGCCGCGGACTGTGTTATTCTCGATATCAGTTTGTGTCGTTGTTGAAGAATCGATGATAACGCGGAATCTTTCTAGACCAGCTAGTGCCTGAATTCTTTGAAGTCTTGGCGTGACGGCTGCGGAGAAAGCTGCAAGGGTTGCTTCGCGATTCTGTTCGAAGATAACAGAGTTTGCAATCTCGCGGACTTGACGGCGAATTTCGATGAGGAGACGACGGACATTGACACGGTCGAGCGCAGAGGCTGCGATTTGTAATGTCTTTTGTCCCCAGATCACTAAGCCTGAAGCTGGATTGGTGCCACTCTTGGGTGCTCCGACGAAGGCGATAAGTGGATTGATGCGATCGTTGTAGAGTGCATCAAGATCCTCATCCTTGAGCTTGACCCTAGCTTCGAGGGCGATTGTTGGAAGCGCGCCTCGGGTGAAGCCTGCTGGAGCGAACCACGGATGACCCACTGCATCATTAAGTGCCATCGCGCCGAGGACTAGAGCTGATGGTGGTACGAATACGTTGCTACCATCTGGTGCAGCGTAATTGACGTCAGGGAAGTACGCGGTTGTAAAGGAAGAATCGATTGCTCTATCGCGGAAGCTTTGGACCGTGTTAGATACCGAGGCTATTTGAGAATCAAGACGAATTTCGTTCTCTGCAGCGGTGCCGTCCTCGCTATATTGCTCGATGTCCATGATGTAAAGTGCATCGAATCTTTCCTCGGTGGATACCGTTGCATAATCAGTTACAATTGGATGGCGTAGGCCTGGTATTGCTAATAGTTGAATATCAACGTTTGTTGTATTCTTCATGATGTCGATGGCCTTTAAGTAAGCTTTAACGTTTGGTCCGTTGTCAAGAAGACGACCGTTACCAAAGATCATATCAGAAGATACTGCGTTGTTTGTTATATTAAATTCTTCGCGATCGAAGATGTTGACGCCGTTGAATCCACCTTGCATAAACAAGGTGAACTTAGCGTATTGTCTATTCGCAGTTTCGACCAAGTCTGCTGTGCTAAATGCTCGGGTCTTATTAGCGTCTGAAGCTGCTATGACGCCATTTCTAACGTAAACAGCTTCGTCCCATTCGAGAACGTCGGCTCTGGTAGTTGAAGCTGTGACGACTTGAATGTTTTCAAGGCTGAATAAATTATTACAGAATTTGTCGGCATCGAGAATGCCGTTAGCTCCTGTGTCCGCGGCGCCAGTATTGTCGCCGACGATAACTGGTTTGATCGTCGTTGAAAAATCTGGGAAGTACTTCGCAAAGGCTTCGATTGACTTGTTTTTTAAGTTGCTTGCATTTGGCTTTGTGATAAATTCGACGTGTTCGAACTGTGCACCCCAGTAAAACTTTGAGTTAGCAGTTTCTGTATCGCTATCAACAATACCGTCTGTTACCTTCTTACGGAATGGTACGGGTGGTGTTACAGCCTTACGAAGGATGTTTAAGTTTAGAGAGCCTCCCGAATTAGCACCTGTAGAAACAGGTAGAGCCTGGAATATAGCAGAACCCGATGTTACCAAGTGAGCTACGCCGCGGAAACCCATTGGCAACGCAGTCGCGTCGACGAATCCGTTCTCGACGTCTGGATGTACTTCTACACGAATATAGTTCGAGTTGTTTACGTAGTTGCCTTCAATCACTACCTTCTGCTCTTCTATGTCGCGATCGAAGTCAAAGTACACGTTAAGATCGCCAACGACCTTACCAATGTAGCGATTGGAAGATGGGTTTAAATCGCACACGAAGCTTTCGCCGGTTGCGATCAATGACTGTGTAGAATCTCTGTCGCTAAACTTTCTAACCTTAATCGTAAAGGTACCATATCTGTTGTTGGGATCAGACGATGGTGTAATGTCTTCAATCGATATCTTGTACAGTGAAGAGATGTCTTGACCCGCGTCGAGTGCGTGCAATCTGAAAAGATTTACAGGCTTGCCACCGAACTTTTGTGAGATTATGAAAGGAGTCTTTGCGTGGCGGAAACGATCTTCGAAATTTTCAAAGTTCGGTACAGTCGAAGTACCGACGTTGTATGCTTGAGAAGACGTCAACAGTAAGGCAGAAGTCTCTGTGCCTGTCTTACCAAAGTGGGCAGCGGCGCCGGCGCCGTGCGTACCAGAGAGAACGCCCGCGCCAGTGACTACTGCGACTGCAGAATGAATATCCCAGTGCGCATAGAGATAATGACCGGCTTCTTGTAGTTTGAATGGATCTTTATTAAGGACATTAGCAAAGTAATTGTTAGAAGACGGATCGAAAGATGCCGTTAAAACGTTTGGATAGTTGACGTCAGAGCCCTTGTGACCGTTCAACAATAACACGAAGTCTTGCTTGGAGATTGAGTTTTCAGTCAAAACGACAGAACCTATTGTCGCACCTTTGGGAGAAGATGCAGTCGAACCGACCTGAGATGAAGCAGGTGCTGAAGAATTTGCGCCGCCGAGCGAAGAAGACAACCTTAATAAGACACCAGAAGCCGCCATTAAAACGCCACGGACAATTGGGCTAGCGATGTTTTGACTTGATACTTGTAAACCGGCATCGCTAAAGAAAGTTGAACCTGCAGATTCTGACATTAAACACGATAGAAGATATGTGCGACCGGGTTGTCCACTAGAATTTGCATATTGATTGGCTGAAAGCGCGCCAAGCGTACCAGAGGGTTGTTGCTCACCGACGATAAAACCAGCTGTTGTAACCGAACCTGGATATGTGTCAGACGATCCTTGACGCTCGACACCATTACCAACTCCTAATACACGAAGGTAAGTAACTGCTTGTGCATTGCGTAACCACTCGAGAACAGCAATCGGACCGAAGTTTTTGCTATCAACCGATCCGAACTTCGCCTCGAAATCGCTGAGTCTACCAACGGTAATTGGTACGAAGGCAGGCCCTTGTTTCGCTGTACCGATGACGCCCGCTGGGACACCAATCGGTTGTGCTGTTACAGGACCAGAAATGTCAATTTCGTTTGCCGTTACGCCTGCTGCGCCTAGTTTTAATTGTGCCATCTACGATGCTCCATTCTGCTATTGTAACTATCTGCTTAATTTAAAATTTCTCACACGAACTGTACGCCCGCGTTGGTTACGATAAAGTCAATTGCGATAAACTCGATTGATCGTGTTGGAACCACGACTATTCTACCGTTTAGGCGATTAAGGTCGATATCTTCTTGCGTGTTGTTCGTTTCGTTCATTACAACCTGGAACGCTTCGATACCTGCTTGCGCCTGAATTAGACCAAGTTGGAAGACTGAATCAGATACGAAACGATTGCGAACAGCAGGCGTGTTTTGTTCAAATATCATGCGATTTGCGATACCGATGATGATTCTCTTTACTTCGAGAAGAAGGCGGCGGACGTTTACACGATCGAG